CGTTATGGGATTAACAGGAGTTTCAGCAACATCTAGTGTGGGTTCAATATCTCCTGAAGATGTAGTAGGGTTAACAGGTCAACAAGTAACAGCTTCAGTAGCTACTTTTGGAACATCAACAGGTTTTGGAATACAAGCTTATCAAGCTGTTGACACAGGATCAAATATCTCGTATTCTAATGTTGCAACAGGTTCAAATATAACATATAGTGACGTCGCATAGGAGAAAATTATGGCATCAACATTTTCACCCCTAGGGGTAGAACTTCAAGCAACTGGTGAAAACGCCGGTACATGGGGAACAAAAACTAATACTAATTTACAACTTATTGAACAAATAGCTGGTGGTTTTACACAACAATCAATCGCTGGTGGTGCACAAACAACAGCTTTATCTGTTTCTGATGGATCAACTGGTGCTACTCTTGCACACAGAATGATAGAATTTACAGGTACAATCTCAGGTAATCAGATTGTAACCATACCAAATGACGTTCAAACTTTTTATTTTTTAAGAAACTCAACTTCTGGGTCACATACTGTACAATTTAAATACGCTTCTGGATCAGGAGATAGTTTTACTTTTTCAGCCACTGATAAAGGTGATCAATTAGTATTTGCTTCTGCTAGCCCTGATGCAACAGACCCAAACATCATCACTTTAGCTTTTGGTGATGGTGACGTAACACTTACAGGGACACAAACTTTAACAAATAAAACATTAACATCACCTGCGATAGGAACAGCTATTTTAGACACTAACGGTGCTGAATCAATTAAATTTACAGCTACAAGTTCTGCAACTAATGAGTTTACGGTGACAAACGCAGCCAATGGTAGCGCTCCAACTCTTTCAGCTACAGGGAGCAGTGACTCTAACGTAAATATTAATCTTGCTCCAAAAGGGACAGGTGAAATTGTTGTTGGTACAGGATCTGCGAACTCCACTATTACATCAAGCGGTGCTCATGATCTTATATTAGACACAAACTCAGGAACTAATTCAGGTACGATTACAATAACTGATGGTGCAAATGGAAATATTACTATCGCTCCAAACGGAACTGGAGTAGCACAAGCCGTAGATGGTGGAGATAACACAGCTGCAATAAAAATTGCAGGTAAAGAAACCATTTGGGTTCCATCAACTGCTATGTATCCTAACACTACAAATGGTTGTGCTGACATAGCACAAACAGAATTATCAAATGGTCCAGAATTAAAATCTTTAGATTTTGATAAAGATTCAGATGAGTTTGCTCAGTTTGCTGTTGCATTTCCTAAGTCATGGAACGAGGGCACAGTAACTTTTCAAGCTTATTTTACAGCAGATTCAACAAATACAGGAACTGTTTCTTGGGCATTAAGTGGTGTAGCTATTGCAGATGATGACAGTATTAATACTGCGTTTGGTACTGCAGTTGCACCAACAGCAAAAGCCCATAGTGGAACAGCAAACGATTTAGATGTCACAGCAGAGAGTGGTGCAGTAACTATTGCAGGTTCACCTAGCACAGATGAAGAAGTGTTCTTTCAAATACAAAGAGATGTGTCAGAGGACAGTTTAACAGCTGATGCAAAACTTTTAGGAATTAAATTATTCTTTACTACTGACGCTGCTAACGACGTATAAAAGGTATAGAATATGAGAGATATTAAAAACAAACTTACAACAGGTAAGAGCACAAAAAATACACAATCTCATAGAGGTAAATCATTTGGTTACCAAATCTTAGGATTCGGTGGTGGAAAAAAACCTAGAGCTCAAAACAGT